AACACCAGAGCTTAGAATCTTAGTAACTACCATGCTCTGTACATTTTCTGCAGTAGCATTAATGTTGCAGTTAGCTAAAGTGATTGTTAGATTAGCACCAGCTGTTCTAAACCAAGCATGACCTGAAGGTCTATTTTGATATGAGGTAGCCATTTATTATGCTCCCTTCTTTGTAGCAAATGTCTTCATAGCCGCAGCTTTTTTCGCTAAATGCGCTAAATGTTTAGCACGATTCTTATCTTTAATTTCGTTACCGTATTCATCCTTATAGTTAGGAGCAATCTTCTTTACTCCCTTTTCACCAGTAACAAGCATCTTACCTAATGCTGATTCGGTTTTATAACCCTTCATCATGGATTTCTCCAATGGGGAAGGTTTGTTTTTCTTTTTAGGTGGGTCTAAAGGACCACCAGTAGCTTCCCTGCCGTGTATTTCATATCTGGCATATTTTCCACCATCAGCCATTGGATCATGCATCATTTCATTGACATTTACATCTTCCTTGGCCATTGACTGTTCGCCATTGCCCTTGAAAGCTGATGGCTTGGCAATATTGTTATCGTCCTTGCCGCCTTGATTACCTTCTGGTTCATCTTCTTCTTCGTCGTCACCACCATTTGAGTCATTGATTTCTTTTGAAACTGCTTCAATAAAATTATGAGCAAGTTCTAACTTTTCAAGAACCCACTTTTCTAATTCTGCATCGTCCTGAAGATTTTCAAACATCTCAGCTGACATCATAGCGATGTTTTCAAGCTTTTCTCTGACACCATTGACGTTTTCATTTTCTTCATTATCATCATCAGAGTTGCTTGTCTTTTCTTTTTCCTTGCTGGCATCATTATCAGTTGCCATTGCTGAGTCGCCAGACCAACCTGGATTGTCAGATGTAGCAGGAGCAGCTGACATAGGGTCGCCAGCTTCAGCAATTGTTTCTTCATTAGACTTTACAACTTTTTTATTAGACTTTTTACCATGTGGGCCAATATCAAAAATTGTAGAAACGATTGGCTTTTTTGTGCTCACTACTGCCATTTTAGAAAACTTTTCGATAAGCTTTCTCTTGATAACACTTTCATAAGCGTTCTCATCTCCGCCTGTTTTATAATCGGCTTTACGAGTATTGTCTTTATTGACCTTACCACCCTTGAAGCGAGCATCATTAGACTCAGCATCATCAGCTGGATAGTCACTAACTTCTACTGGAAGTTTGGCAGTAAACTTCTTGATGCCTTCCTTAGCAGCCTTGCCCATGGCATAAGCACTAAGATCGGTCTGCACGGTCTGCATAAGCTTACGAGCTAACTTCCTTGGTTGTGAAGGAATAGCCATTTCTGTATCTTTATCCTGTGTTGGCATTTTATTCCTCTGAGTTAAAAAGTGTTTTGCCGACTTCAATCTTCTTAGCGGCAAGAACTTCAGCAACCTTTTCCTTCATATAGTCGTTGACGGACGCTTGAATCTTAACTACGTCGCCGTCAATAGCGTAATCAATAATATCTGAAACGGTATGTTCTGCCATATTAATCTCCATGTATTCTATTTATATTTATATTACTTTACTGACTAATCTGTGGTTCTTGAGGACCAGAAGGTGGTGCGCCAGGTGGCGGTTGCTGGCCAGGTTGACCCTGCTGATCAGGAGGAGCTAGCATCTGAGCTTGCTGCGTCTGTATAATCTGCTGATCAAAGTTCTTCTGCTGATCTTCCTTCATTTCCTTTTCCATCTGCTCGATGTCTTCATCGGTCAGCTGTAGGATGTTCTTACGGATCCATTCCTCAGAGAAATACTTACCGACATAAGGGTCCATCATTGCAACGGTATTCATGCGCTCACGAATGATTTCCTGATCCTTTAATTCAGCGAAGTAATTGTCCTGCTGAAAGTTAAAGTGAATCTTATTCTTAATCTTTGTCCATTCTTCATCAGCAATAACACCAGTTAATACTAACTGCTTCTCAAGAACCTTATAGAATAGCTCTGAGAACTTAGTGCGTAAACGAAGGATGAACTTCTGGAACTTAAGTTCATCGCGGCTAATCTCTGATGAACGACCAAGGTTAAACCCACCTTCACCTTGTAGGCGTGATGTGGGAACATTAAGTGACTGATATAATTTCTTTTCGAAATATTCAACATCAGACATTTCGCCAAGGTTTCCGCCTGATGCTAATGTCTGTACCTGAGTACCACCACCATCACTGCGACGTGGGAACCAATAGTCATCTAGCATAGTAAGGAACTTACGATCGTCTCTTACATTACCGGTAGTAGCATCATACACTAAACGATTCTTATGCTTGACCATCATATCGCGGACATACTGTTCAGCCTTCATCTTAGGAAGGTTGCCAACGTCAATGCTAAAGATACGACGTTCAGGTGCGCGAGCAATACGATAAATTACTGTGGCATCTTCAAGGATGCGTAATTGATTGAGTGGCTTAATCGCTTTATGCAAATAACCAAGTACAATCTTATTATCCTTATCAACTACGCCTGATGTTACATGTAGGATAGAATCTTTTGCAATTTGCACACCCTGATTATCCATACCAGTGGCGGAAGCTCCCTTGAAGCCTCTTTCATTATACATGTAGAATTCGCTGTCTGTTACGTTAGTATATACCATGTCCTTACGAATACGCTTAACAGCGCGGATCTTACGGATCTTACGAGGATCAATGTAACGTAATTCTTGAATACCAGAGCGAGGATCATTAACATCGATCATTACATGGTAGTAAATACGACCATCAACATACCAACGCTTGAAGATTTCATAACCATAGTTATTAAAATCAAATAACTCAGAGATCTTATCCCACTCTTGAGTAATTCTTTCTTTGATATTATCAGTGTAATCTAAATCATCAAGATCAATCTCAACGATTTTCTCTTTGCTTTCCTTTACAATAGCTTCTGATATGATGTCGCTGATGGCAAGATCAACTTCTGGTTGAATTGCCATCTCGCGGTACTTAGCTACAATTTCTGCTTCTGTTTTGGCTGAACCTTCAAGATCAAGGTATGTACCGAATGTACCACCAGCTGAAACTACTAGTGCACCGTCATCAGACTCTCTAGGAGCAAATGACGGAATGTCTAATTGTTCTTCTTCTCTCTTGATTTCAAATCCAAAAATCTTCATAATATCACCTTATCAATAATGTATTATATTTACTTACCACCTGCATTACCAGTGTTGCCGCCAGTTACTTCCCAGTAATCATACATGAACGATGTCTGGAACTCTTCAATCTGATCGGTTGTATTCCAATCAAGAGCGATTGCTGAGATATCCATTGGGTAAATACCATGGAAGGTATACTGGCGAATTACATTACCAGTCTTACCATACTGAGATACAGTGGCATCCTGCTTATAGAGTAGTGGTGAAGAACCACCAAACGTGCGAAGATTGCCTTCAAACGAGTTGATCTTATTTGACCACTGCTCTAGACCATTACGGATCTGGAAGTCTTCATCGTTGATGATTGTTACTGACCATTCAGCATAGGTACGATCACCAGCAATATTTACTTTACGACCAAAGTAAGGGATCTGAATGTTTCCTAGTCTGGCTTCAGGAATAGAAGAAGCACGGACCATGAATGGAACCTTAATGTTCGAAACAGCATTTGCTGGGTTATTAAACTGGACGCTAAAGAGTGACTGCCTTGCGCCGCCACCAGTAAGTTGAGCCTTAATTTCATTAATATTGAAGGACATCTTTAGTTTCTCCTGTTTTCTTTATATTTATTAGAATTTACCTACGATTTCGGAGAACTCCACGCCAGTCCTAACAGCTACAAAGTTTAGCTGGATGAAGTTTACAGAACGAGCTGGCTTGACATAGATGTCACCAACGAATTGGTTAGCATCGATAACCTGCGCAGTATTGTTTGAGTCATCGCAAACAACGCGGAAGTCATAGATACCCTGTCTACCTTGTACATCCTGGAGGAATGGAGTAACTAATGATACGAACTGCGACCGAGTAAAGGCATCGTTGAACTCAAAGAGTGAGTACTGAGCAGCAGCCGAAATCGCTTTCTCAAGAACGATAAACAACCTGCGAACGTTAATACGATCGAAGGCAGAAGACTTAGCTTGTAGCGTCTTGTCACCGAATAGAACTGTACCCTGACCAGGGAAAGTTACAACTGGGTTTACTGCGTTTGGATATAGAAGGTCG